ATAGCCGAACCGCGACTTTTTAGAAAAACTGTATATTTTTTTCAGAAAAATCAGACTAGAAACCCAAAGGAACACATGAGAAAGACAAAACTTAACGAACCAAGACGCAAAGCAATCATCGAAGCGATAAAGCTCGGTGCAACATACGAAATCGCCGCCGAAGCCGCCGGCGTTTCTCGTTCGACTCTTTGGAATTGGCTTCGCAAGGGAGAAGAGGAATCGACCGGGAACTTCCGAACATTTTTGGACACCTTCAAAAAGGCAGAAGCCGCCGCCGCGCTCGGAGCATTGCGAACAATCGACGCGGCATGTAGGGAAGGCGATTGGAAAGCGGCCGCGTATCTATTGGAAAGACGGCACAATTACAAGCGAGATACGCAACACCTTCGAAGCGACCAGATAACACAACCCAAAGAAGAAGAAGTCGTCGCGACAACACCATTCGAAATAATGAACCGACAAGCGAACGAGCTTCGAATCGCAATAAAGAAAGCGGAATCGGCGGAATCATGGCAAGCATATAGCGCACTACAAAGACAACTTCTTTCGGTGCTTATCCAGATTAGACAAATAAGCTCCGAAGACGACGCGACCTTCGACGACCTCACCGACGAACAGATTCTCGGAGAGATTTCGAACATGGTCGCCATATTGCCGCCGGTATTGAAACAAAGACTTGTCGACGATATAGCGAGCTTGGAAACATCGAACGTTAAAGTATTCAGAAAATGAAGGAGAGAAGAAACATGGAAATCGGTATTTCTCTATTAGTCGGTTTAGTTATTGGTATCGGTTCGACGATTATTGGCACGAACATAACCAAACCGAAGACACCACTAGTTATCGAAGACAAAACAAGTCAAGAACAACAGGAAATAATCAAACAGCTAACCGACCTTGACGTAATAAAAGAACTTTGCAAACCGGAAAACACGACAAAAATCGAAGATCGTCTTTTGTGTCGCGAGCTTACTTGTCTTGTATATTCCAGAGGAATCGATTCGCAAACAAGCGGGAAATCTTGCGAAGAGATTTCGAACCTTTCGAACAGTGTTGTTCTTTTGGAATATTGCAAAACGAAAATGGAGAATAGTACGGAATGTTACGACGTCTTTTGGCGACGAAAATAATCACTATCCTATCACTATCCTATCACCATCACTATCCTATCACCATCACATTCGAGTACTCGAGTAAATGAAAAACCTTCCTACACTAGCCCGAAAAATCAAGAATCTACAAAAGCGAACAGACACCGACCCGCTTGTATACTTTCGACCGACACTACCACAAAAGCAATTTATCGAAGATAAATCGAAGCTGAAAATTCTTCTCGGTGGAAATCAAGTAGGAAAAACATGGGCGAGCGCGGCGTTATTGCTAATGCACGCGCTCGGAAGACACCCAACAATCAAAGGAATAACCCGCGAATCGTGGCTAATATGCTATTCGCACGAGCAAAGCAGAATCATACAACAAAAATTGTATGATTTATGTCCCAAATACGCACTCGCGGACGATTGCGAGTTTATTCGTGGGAAAGGATTTCGCGGATTAGCTCCGATGGTACGCTTCAAAGAAGAATACGGCGGCGCGATTATCCGAATCAAGACGGCGAGCCAAGGTATCGGACTTGAAAGCGGTACGTGTGGACTAGTCGTAATCGATGAACCGGTGAATAGTGAAACGTTAAACGCTTGTATCGCTCGCACGACAAGAGGTGGACCGAACGGGACGCGAGGAATCGTCGCGATGTCGCTAACGCCGGTGGGGAATGTCGATATAACGTATCTTAAAAACCTTATCGAAGACAATAAGATTTCGGTACACAGAGCCGCGCTCAACATCACGAACACAACGCCTATCGGATGTCGACCACTCATGTCAGAGGAACAAATTCATTCGATGATTGAAGCGTTTCTTCCCATAGACCGCGAACAACGTGTCAACGCATCGCTAGACGTAGCGGCCGAAGGCGTTATTTTCGACAATTTCGATCCTTCGATGATTTCCTCTCAACCGGTCGCGCCCGGCGGGAAGTACGAACTTTGTATCGGGATTGATCATGGAAGCTCACCGAATAGTCAAGTCGTAACATTAGCATGTATCGACAAAAGAGAACCGGAACACCCGCGAATATATATGTTAGACGAATATGTATCGGGACAAGCACCACCAGAAACACACGCTCGCGCGATACTTGAAATGTTAAAACGTAACGACATGAAACCCGAACAAGTGCAGTATTGGACAGGAGATGGAACACACCACGCCACGCGAAGTCGCGACGGATTCAAAATGTCGAACATTCTTTTAATGCGAGCATTCGAAACTCTTCTCGGATACCCGCCGCGAAACCTTCCCTTCACGATTCGCCGGCCGGTAAAATGGCGACATAGTGTATATTACACGTCTTCGTTGATTCATGCTATTATGTCAAGGAAGCATTTTTATATACACCCAAATTGTAAACAACTCATTTTATCGATAAAAAATTGGACTATGAAAAGAACCCAATCGTCACGAAGTACAGACCCGTTCGGACATGCGATCGATTCGATGCGATATTGTGTCTCTTCTTGTATCGACCAAAGATTCGCACGTCCACACAGTATCCAGATAACAAGGTAAAGACATGTATAATAATCCACCACCCTTCCCAAAAATGCCAACACCCGAAGATCAACGCAGAGTCGAACACCAAGCATTACGCCGCCGGCTTATAATGGGGACATACGAACAAGATTTAGAGGAGGAAATGTTAAGACACTTCTCTTCCGATAGATACATGGCACTCGGACCGGTGGACATGTCTTCGAATGTTTTAGAGCAGATTACACGACAATTATCGGTATTGTACAACGTCGCACCAACGGTACACCATAGCGAAGACATAAGCGAACTCACCGGTTCGAACGGATATGTAACGCTCGCCGGTTTATTTCCCCTAATGCAACAAGCACAACAATTTATCTTAGCAATTAACGAATGTTTCGTTCGAATTGATGTCGCACCACATAAAGTCGGACAACCTGTTTCGAAAGCCGGTCTTAATTATCGAATAGTCACGCCCGACGCGGTGTATTGCGAATCGAATCCCGACAATCCCGACGAACCCACCTATTATCGCGAGATACGTCTTCGTGTACATCCAGAGACGAAAGAACATGTATATGTCGCGGACGTTATCGACATACGAAATCCAGACGAACCGCTCTTCGGAATGTACGAAGTAAAACCAGACGGTGAACTCGGAAAAGACGTGTCGTTATTGTACATGGGACACGAAACGCATATCGGCGAATCGTATCCGTACAGATACGCAGACGGTCGCCCCTTTCTTCCCTTAGAACTATATCATGCACAAAAAACCGGTCTTTTGTGGAATACATGGCGAAATAGTCAAACATGTTACGGTTCGCTTGTATCGGCATGTCTGACTTCATGGGGAATCCACTTAATTCGGGATTGCTCATGGCCACAACGCTACGCGGCCGGGTTATCGATTTCGGGTCTCGGTGTCGAAAATGGCGATCTTCTCGGAAGACGAGCTTCTATTCCGGCCGATCCATCTTCGATACTTATGTTCTTTCAAGACAATGAAAGCGGCGGTCAACCTCTTATCGGACAATTTCAACCCGGAGCAGACCCGACAAAAATGTTCGAAACAATTGCACAGTACGAATACAAAGTCGCAATGGCGGCGGGACTTTCCACTTCGGTTCTTAAACAGACCGCAGACATTCGAAGCGGCTTTTCTCTTTCGGTATCCAGAGAAGGACAAAGAGAAGCGTCGCGAAAATATGCACCATTACAAAGTTATTACGACGAACGACTTCTCGCGAAATCGGCGGCGTTATGTAATCGATTCTTAGGTTCGAATCTTCCAGAAAATAATTATCGAATCCAATACGCACAACTTCCGCAAAGCCCCGAAGAGATAAAAGCGATTCGCGAAGACATCTTGGAAAAATTAGCGGCCGGTCTTATTTCGCCGATCCAAGCAATGCAAATTCTGAATCCCGGAATCGATGAAAACACCGCTCGCGAAATGTTATTGAAAATAAAGCGAGAACGAATCGAACTCATGTAAAAATCACTATCCTATCACTATCCTATCACCATCACTATCCTATCATTATCACCCCTCAACC